CTGTCCCAAGTTCACCTCCGGGTCCACGTTGAAGGTGTTGACCGGAACGTCCTTGTCGGTCAACGCGGCCTTCACCACGGCGGCGAGCTTGTGTGGAGCCATCAGGTCCCTGTCCGTGCGGATGTCCTCCCACCGCGAGTGACAGCTGACCTGCAGGAGCATGTTGCCACGGCGAACGTCACGCCGGGCAGGTTTCTGATCGTCGGTGAGCGGCCAGACCACGAGGTAGTCGTCAGCCTCGGGGTCGGTCGTCCGCTCACCGCCAAGGAAGACCGGGACCTCCGGAGAGAGGTTTCTGACGGAGTCCCGGACCTTGTTGAAGAGGGCGTTCCACGCGTAGACCTCCAGCAGGTCGTCAAGGTTCATGGTGAACCTCGACGCGCATGGCGTCGGTCAGCGCGGGCCGAGCGGGTCGGCGTCCTGCCGGGCTCGGCTAGCTCACCGGTGAAGTCGCGGGGATCCTCGGTGTGCATGGCGAGCCACGCCGAGGCGTTCCTCGTCCCCACCGGCTTGTCCAAGGGCATGATCTGTTCGAGCTTGATCCGCAGGTCGTCGATCATGAGCCGTGAGCCCTTGGATCCGGGGACGACGAAGAAGTCGCCACCGGTCGGGAGCCTGTTGAGCGAGAACCGTTCGCCCTTGGCACCGGGCACGGCCTTCACACCCTTCTGGACCTCCGCCAGGATGAGGGTGTAGATGTAGTGCAGGTAGGTCTTGGCCTTGAAGAACGTGATGCGGACCATGCCGGCGGGCGCCTGAGTCGAGTGCCCGTACTCGAGGTACACGATGTACGGCACGCCGTTGGAGATCGTGAAGGCGACTCGCTTGGCGCCGAGGTAGGGGGAGATGGTCCACATAGAGGCCGCGTAGCCCGTGTCCTCGGGCGTGTAGAACACGATCTCCATGAGGCACCAGCGAGCGAGGTACCACATCGCGTACTCGGCGACCTCCTGCACTCCGCCCATGAGGCGGATGAGCTTGGTCATCTCCGTGGAGATCTCCTTCAACCTGATCCGGTCCGGGACCTGGTTGAACTTGTCGACGCGCCCGACCTCGTAGCTGGCGGAGCCCGAGCGGATCGGGCCGATGAGGTTCGTACGCGTGGAGGTGCGACGTGCCGGCGCGAGGCCGCGCGTGACGCCGTAGCGGTTGGCCCTCAGGCCCATCCGGTAGCGGGGCGTGGCGCGCGGGATCACTTGCGGCTCCAGCAGATGTAGAGCCCTGCCATGTCGTCGCGGTTGAACGCGAACACGGTGAAAGTACCATCGTCGCAGAGGGTCTGGTCACCGTGGTCGCGCTCCCGCCCGAGTTGCTTCTGCGGGACCTCGATCTTCGTATCGCCGAAGTGGATCTCACCGCCGACGAGCTCGAGGTCGTCGATGGAGACCAGGCTCCTCCGGAGGTGCGTGACGCTGATCCGGATGTCATCGTGCTCGACGACCTGGGCGCGGTTCTTCGTGCGCGTGGCGTGCACGTAGGTGGCGGATCGCTGCTCGTCGAAGACCTCGTAGTCGCGAGTAAAGTCGACGGCGGGGCTGAAGCCACGCTCGACGACCACACCGGCGGAGCTGCCAAGGGCGAAGGTGGAGGTGCTGGCGACGTTCACTGGAACAGGGGATCGTCAGGCGTGACGACCTGCGTCTCCTCCGCGTACGGGTCCTCGGACACGATGTTCACGTTGACGTCCGCCAGCTGCTGACGGAGCTCCGTCATGTAGCCCTTCCAGTCGACGGACTGACCGGTCGCCGTCTTGTAGGACGGCTTCTTCTCCTTCATCACCTCCCGCATGCGGGCGATGATGTCGGACTTGAGGGCCTGGAGCTCCGTCAGGTCGGACACGGGCGTCCTCCTAGCTGGCGGGACCCGTGGCGGCCGGCGCGGCCGGCGCGGCCGGCGCGGCCGCCGGCTTCGTGATCGCCTTCGGCGGGACGTAGTTCTTGTCCTCGAGGATCTTCACCTCGAGCTTCTAGTCGCCGAGGATCTGCTGGCCGGTGTGGCCGAGCGGGTCGGTCGTCTCCTCGACGGTCGCCTGGTGGTCCGAGCCGCGGATGCCGAAGTGGGTCCTGACGGACCTCTCGGCGACGGCCATGGAGCTGCACTCGACGACGGCCACGTCGTGGCCGATCGTCACCTTGAAACGGGGCATGGGGTTCTCCTCCACGGTGGGGTTCGGCCGGGGCGGTCACACGCCGCCCCGGCCAGGGTGTACGGCTAGTTCTTCGAGATCACGACGAAGCGCGGGTTGCCGACGACGGCCACGCCGCGCTCGGAGCACCGCCACCGGGCGACGATGTCCCGCTCGAACTCCGCCTCGGCGTTCGGCGGGGCCTGGATGACGGCGAGCGGCCAGTTCTGCATGTACCAGAACGCCTGCTTGAAGCCGCCGGTGATCCAGTACTTCGCGGCGTCGGCGGCGGCCACCGACAGCTCGGACTGGATGAGCGCGTAGAACAGGGCGGACACGATCGGGTCGCCGTACCCGGTGATCGTGTTGGACGAGTACGTCTGGATGCCGTCGGCGCCGGTGCCGCCCTGCGTTCCGTGACGGATCTCCGTCGCGTGGATGATGCGCCGCGCGGTGTGCATCTTGCGCGGCGTGACGAGCAGCTCCTTGCCCTGCGGGATCTCGATCGGGTTGCCCGTGTCGGGGTCCTTCATGTCGGAGAAGAGCACCTCGGCCTTCTCGACGTTGGTCCAGTCCACGAGCTCGTTGGAGCCCGCGTCGTTGACCCAGTTGCCGGACGTCAGGTACGTGTTGTACGACGTGCCGCGCCACTTGTAGTTGTTGATCGAGCCGATGACGACCTTGAGCAGTCGCTTGAGGCGACCGGTCGCCTGACGCTCGCCGATCTCGCCGGCGCGCTTCAGGACCAGGCCCGTGCGGTCGAAGAAGATGGTCTCCTTCGTCAGCGAGATGATCTCGCCGCGCTTCGTCGTCGCGGGCGTCTCCTGGTAGTCCTCGCCGAACCCCGTCTCCGGGAACGGCATGCCGTCCGGGACGATGAACTCCTCGTCCTTGATCTTGCCGATGCCGGGGATCTTCTCGCCGGACAGCGAGGTCGGGACGACGGTGCAGAGCCGGTCGAAGAGGCCCTGGTCGGCCTCCGTGTAGCCCTGGAAGACCTTCGTGTAGAAGATCTGACCCGTGATGTTGGCGAACGCGGTCACGTCGACCGCCGCCTCCTCGGCCCGGATCAGGCCGTCGGACTGGGAGTTCGGGTTGAGCTTCCGCACCCAGTCGGCGCCGAGGAAGCTCTCGGCGATCTCGCGGAGGCTGAAGTCCTCCGGCTTGAGCTCCTTCGCGAGGAGCGCGGCCTTGAGGGTCTCGCACGCCGCGACGGCTCCCATCGACTCGTAGAGGCCCTTGAGGTGGACCCCGTGGTTCCTGAGCATGTGGTGTGATCTCCGAAGTGGTGGTGGGACCGACTACGCGTCGGGCGCCAGGGTTCCGCCGAGCATGACGACGGAGAAGATCCGGACGAGGACCTTCGTGACGTTGCTGGGCTCGCGCCGCTGGACGCGGCCGACGGCGTACTTGGTCGCGCTGACGGCCGCGACCTTCTGGTTGACGATCGCGGCGCCCGAGCCCGCGGCGGGGCCGACCAGGTCGCTAGTCTCGAACGTGGCGGCGTCGCAGTCGAACTCGAACGTGCCCTCGACGTCGACCCGGAGGTCGGTGATGCCGAGGGGATCGGTCAGGCCCATGCGGTTGCGCTCGGCGCTGACGCCGGCGAACTTGGCGTGGAACGCCGCCTGGGTGAGGGCGAGCGACGACTGGGCGGTGTAGTGCGACGCGGGCCAGATCTTGCCCGAGTCGAGGTACACCATGTCGCCGATCTCGATCAGGACGGTGGCGTCCTGGGCGAACAGCGCGGGGTTCGTGGCCCCGTAGCGATGCCTCTGAAGGCTGCTCATGTGTGAGAACTCTCCGTGGTTGTTGTTTGGCTAGGCGGCGACACGCCCCCTAGTGTCGGTCAGCTAGTTGAGCTGGCCGTCCGACTTCAGGTGCGCGGCGAACGACTTCGGCGTGTACTCCTTCGGCTGCCCGGCGCCGAGCGACTCGCCCACGGAGCGACGGCTCGAGGTCGGGCTCTTGACGCCCTTGGCGAGCTCGGTGCGCTCGGTGAGCATCTTCGCGAACGCCTCGTCCGTCGTGGACGACTCAAGCGCGAGCTCGCGGAACGTCGGCGTGTCCAGCTCCTTGGGGAGCTTGGCCTCGCCGATCTTCTTCTCGCGCGCGGCGTTCCGCTCGCCGAGCGCCTTCGTCGCCTTCAGGGTATCGTTCTCGCCCTTCAGGGTCTTGTTCTCGGCCTCGACCGCCGTCACCCGGTCCTTGAGCTTCTGCAGCTCGTCGGCCTGGGCACGGGACTCGTTGACAGTCGTGACGAAGAGGTCGGGTCGCTGGGCCGCGATCTCCGCCACGGACATCGTACGCAACTCCATGGTGTGATCCTCCGCGGCGGCACTTTCGAAGATGGAGGACGTGGTGCCGCCCGCGCTGACCACGTCCACTGAATGCACGGCCTCGATCTCCAGGGTCTTGAAAAAGCCGTCGCTCTCGCGGGCCCCGTACAGGTCCGCCATGTGCGACATCATGAACTGCTGGGGCAGGTTCTCCGCGGCCCACTTCAGCCGCGGGGTCATCGGGTGGTGCGGGTTGAGGCGCAGGTCACCGACGAGACCACGCTTCGCGTCGAAGCGGACGTTCTCCACGGCGCCGAGGCTGTCCTCGATCTTCCGCTCCGGCCGACTGCCCGGCTCGTTGCTCTTGTGGTTGGCGTAGGAGGGCTTGCCCTCGTAGGCCTTGCTCCGCACGGCGGCCTGCAGCGCCTCGGGCGGGTACCGGCGACGATGGCTTTCTGACACGAAGCCACAGAGCTTCGCGCCCTTGATCACGTCGCCCTCCACGCAGCCCTTGGCCTCCGCGACCGAGTCGAAGATCGCCCAGCGGCTCTCCTGCGCCTGCAACGGCTCGTTCATGTTCAGGTGGTCCTCGTAGCTGCACGTGCCCTCAGCGCAGCGTGACTCACCGGAGGCGCGGTGCCGGTTGACCGCCGCGTTGGCGATCCTGATGGCGGCGCCGTCGTCCTTGCCGGCGTGGAGCGCGGCGTTGCCCGCGGCGACCCAGATGCTCTTCTCGTGTGGGGTGAGCCCGTGCATGTGACGGTCGACGTCGGAGGTTGACCAAGGCATCAGCGGACCCTCCGGAAGGCGAAGGACATGACGTCCTCGCGGCCCAGGGCGGACTCCACGTCGCTCTCCTCCACCAGCTCGAAGCCGGTCCTTCGGAGGAGCGTGACCAGACCGTCCCGCGTGAAGTACCACAGGTGCTCGTTCGGCTTCAGGTGCTTCGAGCTGAGCACGTGCTCGAGGTCCCGGTAGATCGGCATCGAGATGAAGACCCACCGGTCCGCCATGACGAGGTACGTCTCGGGCGCGAAGACGTGCTCGAGGG